CACCTCTACAGGTTCCAAGCTACATGAAGAATAGAGATGTAGACAGTTTGCCTGGCGGTGTAACTTTTGTTGATGGCCAACAAGGCAAGATAGAAACAGCATTCCAAGTTAATCTAAATCTGCAGCATCTGCTTATGGATATCCAGGATGTTAGAGGGCGTATCAACGGTGCGTTCTATGCAGACCTGTTCCTAATGCTAGCCAATGCAACAGACACACGTATGACAGCGACAGAGGTAGCAGAAAGGCATGAGGAAAAGCTATTGATGCTTGGCCCTGTCCTGGAGAGGCTGCACAATGAGCTGTTAGATCCGCTGATTGATATTACATTTAATCGAATGATCGAAAGCAATCTGATACCGCCTGCACCACCAGAACTGCAAGGCATGGAACTAAATGTAGAATTTGTTTCAATGCTTGCCCAGGCGCAGCGTGCTATCGGAACAAACAGCATCGACAGATATGTGAACAGCATGGGCATGGTCGCACAGATGAAACCAGAAGTGTTAGACAAGTTTGATGCAGACAACTGGTCAGATGAATATGCTGATATGTTGGGTGTAGATCCATCGCTTATTATTCCTGGTGAACAAGTGGCCAAGATACGTAACGCCCGTGCAGAAGCTCAAGCAGCGCAAGCACAACAGCAAGCGCAAGCACAACAAGCTGAGACAGCAGCTAAACTGTCGAGCGCTCAAACAGGGCCAGACAAAAATGCTTTAATGGATGTGATGAACCAGTTTAGCGGATATCAATCACCATCACCATTGGAGGTAGGATAATGGATTTAATCGATCTTAAAAAAGAACCAGAACAACAATACAGCGAAGGCGAACAGTATGAAGATCAATCAGCATACAGCTATGGTCTATGCATTCGCCTGGGCGAAGAAGAACTAGCAAAGCTCGGCATAGAACAACTGCCGGCAGCTGGTGCTGAGATGATGATCAAAGCAATGGCGTATGTAAAAACTGCTAGCGAGAAAAAAGAAATGGATGGCACAAGCAAAAGTCTTGAGCTGCAGATCTGCGCTATGGGAATTGACCCAATGGATAAGACTAAGGACAACGCAAAATCATTGTATGGCAATGAAGCGCCGGCAAAAGAAAGTCCAAGGTCAGGGCAAGACATCGCAAACTATTTGTACAAGGATTGATCATGGCTAAACGTCCGGGCTTGTGGGCCAACATTCATGCAAAGCGAAAAAGAATTAAGGCTGGATCTGGTGAGCGTATGAGAAAGCCAGGCTCAAAAGGTGCACCAACTGCAAAGGCAATAAAGAACAGCCAGACCAGTGATGAAGAGAAATTGAAAAAACTATACCCGAGTACAAAAGGCGCGTGAGGCGTGCCCGTATCAAATCAATAACTGGATATATTAGAACATGAGCAATTACGATCCTCTAGATCTTAAAGGTCAAGAAAAAGAAAGAGACAGTAAAAAAGTCACTTCCAAAATTGATCGTGAGAACGAAGAGGCGGATATTAAATGGCTCATGAGCAGTAAGAGGGGGCGGCGTGTAATATGGCGTCTTCTGGAACAAGCAGGGGTGTTTAGGTTATCGTTTAACACCAACGCGATGGCAATGTCATTTAGCGAAGGTAACAGAAACTTTGGCTTACAGATCCTAACCTTAGTCCACACTCTCTGCCCAGAGCTGTATCCAACAATGATAAAGGAGCAAAAAAATGTCAGAGATGCTGATGACGGAAGCCAACCAACCAAATGAAGGCAACGCATCGCAGCAACCAGTAGAAGCTGCGGAGACTGAGCAATCAGTAAATGTGGAAGATACTGGAAACCAGCAGCAAGCTGAAGGTGTAACAGACCAACAAGCCCAGGATGGGGCCGCTGTTGAGAGTGATAGTAACCAGGACACTGCGCCTGAGAAATACGAGTTTAATACTGAGGTGGCTGACGCGCCCCAGGTTCTCGATGCCGAGGTTGTTGAAGCCTACGGTGAGGTTGCTAAAGAACTCAATTTGTCACAAGACGCTGCACAAAAAGTATTAGACAAGATGGCCCCTGTTATACAAGCCAAACAAGCTAAAGTCCTCGAGGGTGTGAAAGCCGAGTGGGGTCAGCAATCATCTACCGATCAAGAATTCGGTGGTGAGCAGCTGGCTGGCAACTTGGATGTCGCAAAGAAATCCCTGGATGCCTTTGGTACTGATGCTTTGCGGTCGCTGCTTCATGAAAGCGGTCTTGGAAACCACCCGGAAGTTATCCGGTTTATGTTCCGAGCCGGTAAGGCAATCAGTGAAGATAGTTATGTCGGATCATCTCAAGGAGCTGAAGGCGCAAGCAGATCAGCACCAAAAGATTTCGCCGGCCTAGCCAACGCACTGTATTCTAATCAGCAAACATAAAGGAGCTAAAATATGGCTACTCTCTCAACCTCAAATCTTACTTTGGCCGACTGGGCTAAAAGAAGTGACCCTGATGGTAGGGTTCCGATCATCGCTGAACTGCTTTCGCAGTCCAACGAAATCCTAGATGACTGCGTTTTCAAGGAAGGTAATCTTCCCACTGGTGAACGTGTAGTTATCAGAACTGGTTTACCAGAAGTGTACTGGCGTGCACTGAACCAAGGTATTCCATCAAGCAAATCAACAACAGCACAGATTGATGAGGCTTGTGGAATTCTTGAAGCACGTTCAGAAGTGGACAAAGATCTGGCAATGTTGAACGGTAACACCGCGCAATTCCGCCTATCTGAAGACACTGCTTTCTTGGAAGCAATGAACCAAACACAAGCATCAACAATTTTCTATGGCAACCCTGGTACAGATCCTAAAAAGTTTCTTGGTCTAGCACCTCGTTACTCAGATCTGTCATCAAGCAATGCTCAGAACATTTTAGATGCCGGTGGCTCTGGTTCAGACAACACCTCAATTTTCTTAGTATGCTGGGGTGACAACACGGTTTACTGTCCTTTCCCTAAAGGATCGAAAGCTGGCCTAACTCACGAAGATCTTGGTGAGCAGACTGTCTACAATAGCGATGGCACGCGCCTACAAGCGTTTGCTACACGTTATCAGTGGAAGAATGGTTTGGTTGTTAAAGACTGGCGTTATGTCGTGCGTATCGCAAACATCGATATCAGCGATCTTAACACTGGCTCTGGAACACAAGCCGCAGCTGCATCAACAGCCTTGGTGAAAATGATGGCTAAAGCACTGTATCGTATTCCAAACATGGCTATGGGCCGAGCAGCATTCTATATGAATAGATCTGTTCACTCAGGATTGTCTATCTCAGCACTCGACAAGTCGCAGTCTGTACTAGCAATCAATGAAGGTCTTACTCAGTTTGGTTCACCACAGAGCTATCTTTCATTCCTTGGTGTTCCTCTACGTAGAGTGGACAGCCTGGTTAATACAGAAGCCCGTGTGGTTTAACTCTAACATAGAAGGAGATCTGAAATGATTACAGACAAACTGCTCAGAGTGAGCGAAGATCAAGCAGTAACTGTTACTGCTGTATCAACCGACACCATAGACCTAAAAATTGCTAGGGATATGGGCGAAGGTCACAATCTCTTCATGAACTTTGCTGTGACAACTGCGATGGTAGGCGGCACAAGCATTAAATTTGAAGTGATTTCATCTGCTAACGCAAACTTATCAAGCCCAACTGTTATTGGTAGCACTGATGCTGTCGTAACAGCTGACCTTACGCTTGGTAAGAATGTTGCAGTAGCCATCAACCCACAAATCGCTAGCAATGGTGAGCGTTATCTGGGTGCACGATACACTGTATCAGGCACATACTCAGCTGGCACAATCACTAGTGACATTGTGGAAACAGTACAAGATGGACAGAAGTATTATGCTTCTGGCTTTACTGTATAAGTAAGAGGGAGTGACTAATGCCAATGTATAAAGCCACAATCAAATGTTTCGTAGGCAATACGCTTAGAGAAGCAGGCGAGGAGTTTGAATATAACGGTGAGCCTTTCGCGCACATTGAACAACTAGGCAAAGCTAAAACTGCACCAGCTCCCGAGGTTACTGCAGAAGATGATGAGCCTAAAAAGAAATGGACGCCGAAGGTAAAACGTAATTCAGCCAAAGGCCAAGATAAATAGGCAACGGTCTTCTAGTATTACTATTTTAACAGAGGGGGCCAGTGGATCTTCCATTGACCCCCTTATTTAGATAGGAGGCCGCTATGGCAACAGAAGTTGACATCTGCAATCTTGCCCTGGCGCACCTGGGTGATGATGCAACGATAGCAACGCTGTCCCCACCAGAGGGTTCAGCGCAGGCACAGAATGCGTCAAGATTTTATCCGATAGCTCGAGACACGTTATTAGATATGCACGCCTGGGATTTTGCAACAAAACGTGGGAACTTGGCTTCATCGACAAACACAAACAATCAATGGGAATATGCATACATTGCACCCAGCGATATGATGTCTGCAGTAGCAGTGATCTCACCATCAGCACAAAATGATTACGCTACTAGAATGTCAGCTGGTGATACACCGGGCGGCATAACATCTAACTATGCGCCAACCATTTCAGCTGGCCAGTATACACCGCAGCAATTTGTATTAGAGATAGACAATAGCGGTAATCAGTTAATTTATTCTAACCAAAAAAATGCCATGTTGCGTTACCAGGCATATGTAAACGACACCACTAAATTTTCTTCATTGTTCACAATGACACTTTCATGGCATCTAGCATCGATGTTAGCCGGGCCTGTAATTAAAGGTGACCAGGGCACTGCAGAGGCAAAGCGATGCACATCTATGATGCAAGGATATATGCAGCAAGCAAAGAAATCAGACAACGCACACAGGCAAATTAGCGTAGAACATATCGTCCCTTGGACATCCGGGAGATAACCAATGCCAAATACCCGTACATTTAACAGGGCATTCTCAGGCGGTGAGATCTCGCCAGAAATGTTCGGACGTATTGATGATGCCAAGTATCAACAGGGCGCGGCAAGGATGCGTAACTTTATAGCCAAGCCACAAGGCCCGGCAGAAAACCGTCCAGGCTTTGCATATGTTAATGAGGTTAAAGACAGCACAAAGTCTGTAAGGTTGTTATCGTTTACATTTAACACCACACAAACAATGGTCATCGAGCTTGGTGATCAGTACATGAGGTTTCACACACAAGGGTCAACATTACAATATGCAGATGGCGCTGCCTGGAGTGGCAGTACAGCCTACGATGTAGGTGACATAGCAAAAGTAGGTGGCGTAAATTATTACTGCACTGCAGACAATACAAACAACACACCACCAAATGCATCTTACTGGTATGCATTACCTACAGATTACACATACGAGATACCATCGCCGTATCTAGAAGCAGAGCTGTTTGATGTGCATTACGTGCAGTCAGCTGATGTGATGACACTGGTGCACCCTAATCATGCTCCAAAAGAATTAAGAAGGCTTGGCGCTTCTCAGTGGCAAGTAACCAATATTGATTTCGGCAGCCCTATTGGCAGGCCAGGTGGCGTCAGTGTAGCGCGATATATACCATCATCAGAAAGCGTAAACAGTGACACATATGAAACGCACCGGTATTGCGTAACAGCTATTGCAGCTAACCTGGTTGACGAAAGCGCTAAATCAAATACTGCATCAAGAACAAATAACATTTTTGTGTCGGGTGCTAAAAATACTATTTCATGGAACTCAGTA